GCCACCCAGGTGCCATTGGCTTCGGTCGTGCCATGGACGCCGGCGACATTGACCTGATCGTTGTTTGTCATCCCCGCTGTCGAGATGACCTCCAGCCGGATCAGATGCGAAGGCGAGGCCGCCGTTCCCACGATATTGGTGATGAAGTTGGCGACGTTCTCGCCGACGCCAAACACGAAATTGAAATCCGCGCGCGCGATCCTGGTCTGGCCGGGGAATGCGCTCACTGGCCCGCTCTCGATCCGCGAGCGCAGCGGTGCCCCATCCTCGGTGAAGTTCTGACTATCGGTAAACAACAGGTTTCCTGATTGCGTATCGCCCATGAGCCATTTGCCGAAGGCGTTGTGGCCGCCGACGCCGCGCCACGGGCCATAGAGCCCAGTAGTAGCGTTGAGGCTCTGCCGCTCGTTCCACTTCTGCGTCGAGAGGTTGAACTGCCAAGTCCAGGTCGAGGACGTGAGCGTCCAGAATTTACGACCCGCCGAGATGTGGACGCCGGCCTTGATCGTATCGCCGGCCTTGACCGCGAACTCGATTAGCGTGTTGAGCGCGGGCGGCGAGATCGCCGGCCCCGGTTGCAGCGTGTTGTACGGCAGGCGATAGACGTTGAAGTCTTGCGCCACCCATATCAGGTCATCGAAGCCGGTTTCCCATCCCGCGATTGCGCTCTGCTGCACCAGCCCATAGGCCAGCGTCATGAATTTCGTATAGGGATAGGCCGGTGTCGGGGCTGCCGTGTCCTGCCAGACCTCGCAGCCGCCAGTGGTGAAAAAGTACATCATGCCGTTGAAGGCAATGCCGCGGAGCAGGACGACATCTGACTTCGACTGCAGCTTGACGAACGTGAGCGCGTTCTGCGTCAATGCATTGATCCCCGAAGCAAAGACGCGGCCATCCGCGATCGTGAAGTGAAAGACGCCATCCTGGAACGCCACGCTGTTGGGCTGTGGGAGAACGCCACCGCCGTTATAGGAGACCGGAGCTGCTCCTCCGGTCGATGAGAACGCCCCATCTCCGGGACTGACGATCACGACATCGACGGTGACGGCCAGATCGCGCGCGATGCTGATAGGAGCCGTCCCCGGTATGCTGCCGAGCGAAGTCACGCCGCCGCCGGCGTCGACTGTCGAAAGGTTGTTGTTCCACACTTCATAAGACAGATTATTGACGATCAAGCCGCCGCGATAGCCGGTCTGGGACGTGACGGCGTGGCGTGTCAGCCCAGGCGATCGTCGCCAGACCTGCGGTGAGGGGCCGGTCGGATGCTGCGCCTCGCCGAGCGCCTCGGCATAGCGATTGATGATCCTCCCGGCCGATTCTTGTGTGTTGTCGCCGGGATGCAGGTTTGATCCTGGGAACGAGCTCAACGGCCATGGGATCGGGATATAGGGAGTGTTAGGCATCAGAAATAATCGACCTTGAGCGGTTCTAACGTCGGCTTCAATCGCGTGATCTGCTTGAGCGACTTCGCGGCGGCGCCGCCGCCGACCTCGACCGTGACGCCGTCGCCGAGCCCCGCATTCATCATGTCGGTGCGGTCCTGCCCGGTGTAGCTGAACTTCACGCACACCTCGCCGGCGATGATGGCGGCAAGATCCACGAACCATGCGCCGGGAATGGAGGTCGTATCGAAGCTCGACAGCGTGATGATCTCCAAACCGGCCAGCTTGCGCAGGATGGCGTCATAGTCCGAGAAGACGTAGTTGTAGTCCTCGGGATCGGTAGGCTGGCCGGCCGACTTTACGCCCAATTTCGCGAGCACCAGATCAATCAAGTCATTGACCGTTTTGTAAGGGCCGGCGTAGGGAGCCATTACATATCCCCGCCGTCATTGCTGGCGTGCTTGATGCCGAGGTTGCTGTTCATCTGCTCGACCTTCATGTCGAAGAACGGCCGCAGCATCGCAATATCCTCCTCGCCGACGCCGATCAGCTCGCGCATCGATTTCTCGACGTCCCAGCGATAGACCATTTCCCGCGGGGTTTGCTCGTCGCTGCCATCGGTCCCCGCCGCCGCGAACCAGGCTTGCGCCCAGGAACGGTATTCTTCCGCGGTTTGCGGCTTGCGGCCGTGCGCGATCGGTTTGATGAATCGCGGGAACCCTTCGACCTCGAAGAACGGATTGTCCTTCAGCCGATCCGGCATGAAGGTGAGTGTCCTCACGGTGCGCGTGGTATGGGTTCCGTCGGCCGCGACATGGTGTTGGGGCATGTCGTCCTCGAAGTAATGCCGCTTGTTTTTTCGTGACATCACGACAGGCTTGTTGGCGACAAAAAGAACCCCGTTCACGGTCGCCTGCGACTTGTCCTCGGGGCCGGGATGGAACGTGACCTTGAGTTCAGCCTTCGGCTCGCTCTTGGCGCGGGTGAGTTCTGCGGTGCTGTTCATTTTTCACCTCTCAAGGAATTACGGCGCTACGCCAACCGCTGCTGGACCCAGCCAAGTTATTCGGTACCCGAACGAAGATGGCACCTTGACCGGCCGGAACTGCCAATACCTGATTGGCGCCGCCATTGTTGAACTCGCCAGCGGCCGGGAAGGCATTGATCGAGTTGGGGCCGTCGTTGACGATCCACACCAAGGGACCGGCGTCCCCCGAGAGCACGCTCTTGAGAATGACGCTGGTGCCGGCGCCGCCGCGCAGCACGCGGATACCCTCGCCGACGATCGAGGTGGCACCGGCCTGGACGGTCACGCCGGTGGCGCCGCCGGCGGTCTGGTTGTCGTCCAGCACCGTGCCGGCGAGCGACAGTGAATTGAGAAGCGCGTTATTGGCTAGGCTCATGGATCTATCCTTTCATGAGGAAGGGGCGGGAGACCCCGCCCCGTGGGCCTCAACAGCCGGGAGCGGTGGCGCCGAGCCCGACCTGGGTGCATTGACCGTCATTCGGCTGCGCCCATTCCATGACGTAGTTGGTCTGTCCCGTGGTCGGCAGACCGCCGACGACCAGGATGGTGGCCCACACGTCGAAGCCGCCATTCTGTCCGGTCTGCGCGATGCCGTTGCCGGTGGCCGCAACACCGATCGCACCGGCGACCACGGTCGATGCGGTTCCGCCGCCGGTGCCGGGGCCGGTGACGGCCGAGGCGACCAATTGACCGCCGCCGGAGGCCGTGCCGAGCGCGATCGCCGCCGAGGTGCCGGCGTTCCATGCCGTCGTGACCTGGGAATTAACCCGCATCACGTAGGCGTTGTACGGGAGATTGGCGACCCGGAACGAGCAGGTCAGCGTCACGTAGGCGCACGAATTGAAATTGACCGTGAACCGCGTATAGGCGAGCTGCTGGGTCGGGAACGACCTGGAGGGGATGATGTTCTGCGCCGAGACGTAGAGCCCGGAGCCGACGAGAAACAGCGCAATGGCGAGGCCGGCAAGGAATCCGCCGCTCACCCGCGAGATGAGATTCTTCATGGGATTGGCTTTCGTTGGATGTGGATGAAACGGCGGAACCGACGCTGCCGCCTCCTGACGAGCAGCAGCGCCGGGCCGATAGAACCGCGAGGGCAGCCGCGGCTCTTATGTGTCATTTGCCGAGGCGAAATACCCGTAGAAGATGCCCCAGCTCTTGTAGTTTCCGGCCGGGTTCGCCTTGGCTATGGTCTTGAGGCCATAGGCCATTTCGACGCCGACGCCGCGGAAGAACTGGTAGTCGTCCTCTTTGAGGAACGTCGGGCGAGGCATTCTGCCCCACGCCCAGGCCATGGCGGATTGTCCGCACATGAACACGGGCGCGATCTGGATGCCGCCGGCGCCCGCGGTGGTGTAGGTCGTGGGCAGCCGGATATCCAACTCCGGGATCTCGCGAAAGATCATGCCGTTGTAGAGCAGGTCGCCATCTTGGAAGAGCGGGTTCTTGTCGAGCCCGTCGCCTTCACGCGGACGCGCCTGGGTATTGGCGTTGATGATCGTAGTGTCGAGCTGGATGTCGCGGAAGCAATTCGACCCCACGAAGACCACGAAATATTCCCGGCCGTTTTTCAGCTTATAGGGCCGGATGCGCGGATTGGCCTTCTTGGCCAGGCGCTTCATCTTGTTTGCCGCGGCCGCGCTAAAGGTCATGCCGGACGTGACATTGGCGGCCGAGGTTGCCCAGTTGCCGGGCGACAGGTTGCCTTGGCTACCACCGAACAGGATGCGATCGGCGTTGTCGGTGGTGAATGTGTTTCGTTGTCCTGCGGTCGCCGCGTCGAAAAACGCGCCGTTGACGCGCTGGCCGCCGGCAGAGCCGAGGCCGGCCGGCTGCGTGTTCTGGATCGGGATCGTGTTGAACGTGTCCACGATCTCGTTGCGCTGGAGTTCCTTGCCCCAGTCTTCGAGCAGCGGACGCGCCTGGCCGAATAGGTCGATGCTCGACTTCTGCTCTTCGGACTTCGGGATGCGGACGGCGTTTCTCGCCCAGTCGATCCACATGCGATCGCCGAAATTATCAATATTTTCTTCGTTGCCGACGAGCGTTCCGGTCGAGATCGCGTTGGCTTTGAGCCTTGCGACCAGCGGGATATTGATCTGCTCGCCGCCTTTTTTCAGGTCATTGATGACGCGGATGATTGCGGTGAGTTCCGTTCCCACGTAGGGGGAGAACAGGTTCTGCCGGATGTATTCTCTGGTGACTTCCTTGCGGAAGACGATGAGTTTATTTTGGGCTTGTACAGTAGTGATGGCCATGGCCAGACCCCTTCAAGGGTTGGCTACGGACTTCTTAGCGGAGCGCGCCGAACCGGCTAGGCCGGGAAGCGCGAAGCGTAGCTAGTTGAATGCGTCTCGGAAGATGCTTTCCT